GTACATGTCCCGGTCGGGGTTCTGGTCGGACAGGCTGTCCCGGTATTCGATGGTGGGGTTGTCCACGCCGTGGGTCATCATGTTCATGGCCCCAATGCGCAGCATGGTGCGGTCCATGTCGTAGCCGTGGAACATGCGGTTCATGTAGTGGTCGGTGTTCTTCCGGTCAAAGAAGACCTCCTGCTTGCGGTTCTCCTTCAAAAAATCGCTGACCGCGACCAGGAAGCCGGAGGTGCCGCAGGCCGGGTCGCACACCAGCTCGTCCGGCTTCGGCGCCATCATGTTCACCATCATGCGGATGATGTGGCGCGGCGTGCGGAACTGGCCGTTCACGCCGGCGGTGGACAGCTTGGAGAGCAGGTATTCGTACACGTCGCCGCGGGCGTCCACGTCCTTCAGCTGGGCCATGGCCTCGTAGATGCCGTCCATGGCCGAGACGATCTTGTCCAGCATCAGCGGCGTGGGCACCTTGAAGATGGCGTCGCCCATGTATTTGGTGTAAGCGCTGTCCCTGTCGCCGTGCAGTCCCTTGATGAAGGGGAATACAAATTCCTGGACGACGGAGTACATGCGCGCGGCGGGGAAATCGTGGAACACGCTCCATTTCAGCTGGCTGCCGTCGATGGTGCGCTCGCCGATGGTCACCTCCGGCGCAAAGATGCTGGTGTACGGGATGCCCAGCATGGCGGACTCCATCGCGCGGGTGTTGTCCGTGGCGTCCAGGTCGTGGATGAACATGAGATACGTCATCTGCTCGATGACATCCAGCGGATTGGTCAGCCCGCCGGTCCAGAATATCTCCCAAAGACTGTCGATTTTATTTTTCAGCTCGCCGGTGATCATAGCGCGTCCCTCGTTGTTTGTGGATTTGTTATTATTATATCGGAAAGGACGTTTTTCGACAAGGGGCAAATCTGATATACATAGGTCACCCCTCCCGGCGACTGCTCAGGAACTTCCATTGAGCCACTGATGAAAGGCTTCCTTCGGGATGACGATCCTGTTGCCGATTCTGATCGCGGGAAAATTCTTGCTGTGGGTCAGGCGGTATGCTTCGTTCTTCCCGATGCCGAGCATCATCCTGATTTCATCGACGGTATACACACACTTCTTTGCGTTTTGCTCTTGATTCAGCTTCGTTGCCGTATTCATATTTTTCATGTAGTCCTCAGACTATATGATTGCCTGTGTATCACATATCAGCAATGGAGCCTATAAAACCCTGGAATATGCAAGGAAGCAGGAGAAAAAGGGACGGATACACATTACGAACATTCAATCACCACATGGAACATTATAACAGGGCACCGCTTCACGCGATGCCCTAGTATCCTATATCTCATGTCGCCTTGTCCGTCCTTTTGAACTGCTGAATCGCCTCTGTCACCCGGTCGATGGTCTCCTTGTGGGAATCGTCGAACATGTGGGTATAGATGCCGCTGGTGACGGCGGTGGAGCCATGGCCCAGCGCCTTGCTGATGTTGAACATCGGCACGCCCAGGTCGTTGGCGATGGAGGCGAAGCTGTGGCGCAGGTCATGGAGACGGGTCTTTTTCAAGCCGTTGTCCTTGAGAAATATCGTGAACAGCTTGGAAATAGAGTTGGGGCGGTAGGGCTTGCCGTACTCCCGGCAGAGGCATTTTTGCACCTTTCATCCTTGCCATTCTGCCAATCACCTTTCAAGGCGGCATCAGTTTTCTGCCATTATTCTCTGCTACCACAATATATAGAGATAACCCCAAACAAAAACCACCATATCCTGAGATATGGTGGTCAGAGAAGTGGTGGGCCACATCAGAGCTTATACAAACCCCAGAACAGTCCTGGACTCCCTCGGATTTCGCCAGTTTTATCTTAAGCGGCCTGGTGTACGTCTTGTCCTTGCCGGTGAAGTCAACCACCAGCTTGAAGTGGTCATCGTACACATAGACGGCCTTCACAAAATCCCGTATGATCCGCTTCTGGAATTTCTTGTCCCTGTAATCCTCGGTGCGGAGCATGAGCAGGTATTTAATAACGTCATCGCGTCCAACCGTCAGGATTCCCATTTTCTCGGTGGCTATCAGTCCCTCCAGCTCCTGCTTCTCCATCCGCAACTCCGTCATCCGGTCTTTGAACTCGTCCGAGATGATTCCCATCTCCACGGCGCGGAGGATGTTGGCGATCTGCTTCTTTGTCTCTTTGAGCCGGGATTCATAGTATCCGAGCTGGGACTGTTCCTCCATCTCTTTCGACATCTGCATGGCCGTGTCCGCGATCCACTCCACGGTTGGATCGTCCAGGGCACATTCCAGAACCGCCCTCGTCACTTCCTCCTCGATCTGATCGCGGCGCACGTTCTTCTTGTCGCACTTCTTTTGAAGCCGCTTTGTGTTGCAGGAGTAGTAAAAGAAGTCCTTCCCCCATCTGCCCTTCCCGGAGATCCCGACCATAGGCCCCAGGCACTTGCCGCAGAAGATTTTTCCCGTCAGGAGGTATTCGCCATTCTCACGCTGCCGCGCATGAAGCGTCTGCCGATGCCTTACGATATGATTCACAGCGTCATACACCTCTTTCTCTATCAGCTTCGGCATCCCGCCCTCAATGCGGATGTCGCCGTAAAGGTACACGCCGGTGTAGCGTTCGTTCTCGAGGATCGCCCGGAAGGACGATTTCCCGAACTGCTTCCCATGCTGGGTGCGGTATCCACGGGCATTCAGATCCCTGGCGATGTCCGCATAGGTTTCATCATTCATCACCCGGCTGAATATCTCCTGGACGATTGGCCCCAGCTCTTCATCAATGGCAACCTTGCCATCCTCGCCCTTCTTGTAGCCATACGGTAGCGCCCCGACCACTTTCCCTTGGGACGCGCTGTCCATCAGGCCGCGCCGGATGTCCTCTGCCATGTTGTCCGAGTAAAACTCGTTGATGGACATCATCATGCGGAGCATCATCCTGCCGGCGGCATTGTCGCCGAAGTTCTCTTTGCAGTAGACCACCTTCACGCCGGCATCTTCCAGGCGCGTCTCGTAGCGCAGCGCGTCATACATATTCCTGGCGATGCGGTTTGACTTATAGGTGAGCAACACCTGGAACTCCCGGCGCTCTGCCGCCCTGATCATCTTCTGGAAGCCTGGGCGCTTGTCGCTCCGGCCAGAGATGGCACGGTCTTCAAACGTCGCCACGACCTTGAGACCGTTCTGCTGGGCGTACAATGTGCACTCCGCCACCTGTTGCTCTATGCTGGCATCGTTCTGTGCGTTGGATGAATACCTGGCGTAGATGGCAGCTGTGAGAGCTGGCTGTGCTTGTTCCTTCTTTCTTGCCATAGACAGACCCCTTGCGTTTTGTGTTGGCGTCTGCTATAATGGTAGAGCAGACGCATTAAGGTTTCGTGCTGATTCCTTGTCGGACTGTATACCCCGTATCATGTTTGCCCACATGGTGCGGGGTCGTTTTTTTGTCAGAACGTCCAGACCTCGTCAGTCAGGTACATCCCATCAGCTTTGCGCTCATAGGCGCACTTCCCGTTGCGGTTGTCCTGATACGGAACCGTCCAGAACACCGCGATCTCCTGCACAGCCTCGGATCCTTCATACAGGCTTGCCGCAAGATCATCGCTGTACACCTTCAACACCTCTTTTGAAGTGGCGCTGCTGTTCTTTCCATTCCAGGTCATGTACACCAGCACGATATAGTCGCCGGGTGTATCCGTTCCGAGATGATCGTTGATGGTGATGGAATCGATCACCGCATTATCGTATTCTCCCGCTCGATACCGCACAAGCGCCTCGATGACGGTAGTGGTCACATCAGGCTCCGGGGTTGCCGCCGGCGCTTCTCCATCTGTGGTAATGCGCGAGTTATAATCCTCATCGTACACATTCATGTATCGCATGTCGTACTCGTTCTTCTCGATGTCATCCTTGGTGAAGAAGAAGTATCCGACGTTCTCAAAATTGAGATAGATGATCTCCCATTCAGCATCAAGCTCCGGGTGATTGAGCAGCTCGTCGGTGATCGACGATGCGCGATCAGTGGCAAGGTCAGTTATGTATCCGGGATACAGCTCATCCACGCTACCCAGATCCACCACAATCGAGAGAGTGTTGTCATCCAGCTCCACGCTGGTGATCGTTTCTCCTTCCCCGATACCGCCGTCAATCCATTCCCGGATGGTGTCTGACGATGTCGCCGCGCTTGCCGTAGCAAATACAGCCAGAAGCGCGAGAAGCAGAAGCGACAAGGCTATCCTTCTCATGAGAAAACCTCCTTATGCAAACGGCTTTATGCCGCTTTTTTCAATAATCTGACAAAAATTGCCAGATTCCGGCAAAGTCATATTCTGGCTAAATTTGTATGCTACAATAACCTCGCCTCCGGAGAGTATCACGAGACGAGGTAATTGTATATGTTCATTGACAAGGAAACGCGGGAGGCCCTGTCTATTTTCCGTGCCCTCACTCTCCATGATCAGGATTTCCTGATTGATCTCGCAGAAGCGCTTCTGCAATCACAAGCAGCGTGTGACGATTCGACGGAGACAGAGAAATAAACAGCTCTGCGAAACGACGTTCTTTCTCCGGGAGCTCATCCGTGTCGATGGGCTCTTTTTTTGTGTCCGCAGATCCGGATTCCAGGAAGTACTCAATCGGCACTCCCAGCGCGTCGGCGATTTTCTCCATCGCGCTGAAATCCACGCTCTTGTTGTTCCTCATGATGATGGAGTTGATCGTGGTCTTTGAGATGCCGGTAATCCTCGCAAGCTCGGTCTGCCTCATTCCCCTTTTTTCAAGCAGCTCCTTTATCTTTTCGCCCAGCATATCGGCACCTCCAAAAGTATTTTTTCTAAGGCCCATTATATAGAAGATTGTCCGCATTGTCAATAAAAAAATCCGCAAATTCAGAAAAAAGTCTTGACAAATCCGCAAAGGCGTACTATACTTGTCATAGTGAATCCGCAAATGCGGACAATTTGAAGGAGGATGTCACAATGAAGGATTTCAACGCATTCATGTTCGTCAGCCATGCCGCTTCTGATCTGAACGGAGAATTCACCGACCTCGAAAACCTCATGGAGCAGGGCGGCGACAAGGCCAGGGAAATCGGGAATGCCTTCCAGCATCTGGTAAGCCTCATCCAGGGCATGGAGTACACCATCGAGTTCATCGAGGACGATGAAGCCCGTCATGAGATCGTCGAGGTCATCAAGGAATGGCAGGAAACTCTCATGGGATACCGCGCTGGATGCATGAAGATCATCTACTCGAAGCGCATGGGTCAGGACTTCGACATCCTGACCAAGTATGAAGCGTATGGCACTCGCACCTACACGGTCAGCATCGATGGCGACCCTCGATTCACCGGCAAATCCCTGGACGAAGTACGGGATTACTTCTACCCATACTACACAGAGAATACCATCCGCCGCGCCATCGAACGTCTCAGGCAAGAAAAGCTGATCGAGACTGGTCATTTTCCAACCAACGAATGCCCCAGCACCCTGTGGTACACGCTCACGAAGAAGGGAAAATCCATGCTTCAAAAGGGCGGTGACGATTTGGCAATTTTGCCAAATCAAAATGGCACCAGTGCCGAAACGATACGGCATGAGAGCCAAAACGATTTTACGCCATTGCCAAATCAAAATGGCACCAGTGCCGAAACTTCTACTAAAGAGTTAATAGACCCATTAATAGATTCTTTAGTAGATGATATTATGCTGAAAGGTAATACCAGTACTCACCAGATGCGAATGGCGCGTGTCAAGATTCCGAGGATGCGGATGGGTGTTGCTGACTACTCTGACGTAGCCAGAAACTATGAGCTTGTGGCAAGCTGGGATACTCTGCTGACAACGTACACATATTACAACAACGCAAGCCATGATCGTGAGTATGAGCAGTATTGCTATGCCGACGATCCTCTTATGTATGAAGATGGGCACGATGGGTATATTTACTGCATCGGCCTGGGCGCTACAAACTCATATAATATCTATGAGTACGGACTGACCTATTTCACGATCAAGTATGCGGACGAATCCTATGAAAAGTCCGATACTATTCGCCAACGTACAGGTCTTTCGTACTATGCCTATAATACCGGCGGATTCGCTTGGGCGCGGAGAGCATATGGACACGTCAATAATGGCAAGTTCTATCAGCTGTCCGGCAATCGGAAGCTGTTCTATATTGTGCCTCTGAATAATGTTGGCGCATACACCACGATCAGGATTGTATCAGATGATATCTCTGATTTCATTGAAAGGATGGAGTATATTTCTCCGCACAACGGCGGCATTTATTTCCAGCTTTATCAGTATACGACATCGAGCTATCAGTATCTGCATGGCATCCTCTATCCTGATGGTGTGTTTATCTTGCCGAACGTTTCCTACGCTGGCACAAGCGGCGCTCATGGCAATAGCTATATTTACGATGACCGACTGAGGACGTGTGATGACGATCTCATATTCTGGTGTGCCGGCGGTAGCACCTATGTCAGATTTGGATGGGAAGCAAACTACCTCGGCACCATCAACAACCTTGGCACGACGATCACGAAGACCGCCGCCCAGACCATGAAGATCATTTACACCCTGATTGATGTCACCGAAGAAGATGAGCAGGACGGGGGTGAATGAGAATGGCCGGGTATAACTACCAGATCAACTACAAGGGCAGCTCCAAGGTCATCAAGCGCATCGTGGACAGGCTGAACCATCTGATGGACACCATTCTTGGTACGACCCACGACACGGCCTTCTATGGAGACCTGGGGCAGATTGCCTATGAGCACTCCCAGCAGAAAGGCAATGCCCACGACCTGACGCTTGAAGATCTGGATCTGGGCGACCTTCCCAGACAGCTTGAATCCGTTCAAGAGGCCATCGGCTCCATCGATCACTGGGTCGATCACGATGAGACGCAGTTCATTGACCACGACGGGGATGAGCTGGTATTCCATACTGAAGCACAGCTTCTCGGCTGGCATTAACATAAGGGGGGATAGAATTGGCTGTCAAAACCATAGCGGAGCTGGCACAGACCAATACCATTGCAGATAACGATCTGCTGGTCATTGATGATGGCTCCAGGAACTACAGTATCACATGGGCAAAGCTGAAAGCCGCGCTGACCGCCATCAGCTCCTTCACCTGCGACAACACGGCAGGCACGATCACGATCACGCTCTCCACCGGCGCATCGCTGACCGTCACCCCGCACGACCCGACGAAGCAGGACAGCCTGGAATGGGACACCACGCCCACGGCTGGCAGCACGAAGCCGGTCACGTCCGGCGGCATCAAGAGCGCCCTGGATGATAAGCTGGACACCGATGACTATGTGCGCTTCACAGGAGCCACGGCAAGCACCGCTGGCACCGCCGGCATCGTCCCTGCTCCCGCCGCTGGCGGCTCCCGCTACCTGTCCAGCGAGGGCGCGTGGCAGGCTCCTGACACCACCCCGACCAGCGGCAGCACCCGGCTCATCACGTCGGATGCCGTGTACGCTGCCATCGCCGCTCTGACGGTGGATGCGGCGCTGTCTGACAGCAGCACCAACCCCGTGCAGAACAAGATCATCAAGGCCGCGCTGGACGGCGTACAGACGGCGCTGGACGCGATTGACGCAGCCCTGGAAGCCATTGACGAAGAATTCGGCCAGGTTGTCCATGTGACCGCCCAGACCTTCACCGAGCAGGAGAAGTTCATTGCGCGGCAGAACATCGGCGCGATCAGCGCAAACGAGGTGGAGCACAAGCGTTTCGGCGTCAGCGGCGTCGGCCAGTCCTCACCCACGCTGACGAGGCTGTATGATGCCGTAGGGATGACGGCCACGCCCAGCACGGACGTTACGGAGGGCAGCTCCGACTTCGATAAATACGCCCCCTTCAATCGCAAGAAGTGCGTCGGCAATTGGACGGCTGGTACCAACAAGGCCGTGTTCAACGTCCAGGCGTATGAGGGCGATGCGGACTACGCCGAGGACGGCAGCATGGGCGACTATGTTGCCGTGGAGGTGGAGCCGTTCTACTACTACGACCAAGACGGCATCCTTGCCGTTTCAACCTACCAATGGCCGGGGTACAAGATTCACCCGGTTTGCGTGGATTACGACGGCAACATCCGCGCCAAGACCTATCTGCCGGTGTACGCACTGGCCCAGGACGCCAATGGCAAGGCCGTGTCCCTTCCCGGCTTCTACAACCAGCGCGGCGGCTATAATGATCTGCGCAACTATGCCAAGACCTACGCCAACACGGAGGTGGCGTCCTACGCCATGATCGAGCCGTCGGCTGTATGGCACTATGAGTGGCTGCTGATGACCATCGAGTTTGCAACCACGAATATGCAGAGCATCATGAATGGCGCGGTGTCCATGCGGTATGCGGATGACAAGATTGAGGCCGTTCCGGGGGCAAACATGATCGTTGTCGGCTCCATCGGTAGTAACTTTGTGGTAGGACAGACAATCTACATGGGCGCGTCTTATAGCGCTTCCGTGAATGTGCGCACTGACTATAACAGGATCACTGCCATAGACAAATGCGACGCTGACGGCACGCTTAACCCGTCTGGTTCCTATTATCGGTTTACCTATGACGGCACCAACAGATCCTCCAGCATAGTCGTGAATACATGGGCGGTATCGACACGCCCGTGGTGTACTGGCGCAACTGCGGGATTCGCTCCCGGTGTGAACGCAGTGAAGGGACACACCGGCTCCCCGGTCAATAATACCAACGGCAAATACCCCATGCGATACCGCTGGCGTGAGAATGTCTATGGCAATCAGAATATGACCACGCTTGATCTGGCTGATCTGCGCGTCGCAGATGGCGAGAGTTTCCACTTGGATTGGTACTTCCTCGCGGATCCGCGCAAGTATATTCCGTTCGGCAATTATGGCAAGGCAGACATCCAGAATACTGCGAAGGGCTGGGTTAAGCTTGGCGTCTCGACGCCAGTGGCCAGCTACGTCAACGGATATATAAAGGAACTGGGTTTCGATACGACCTATCCGTGGGTAAAGGTTCCAATCCTCACTTCTGGTGGTAGCGCGTCCACGTATTACAGCGACTATGCGTTCCTCGTGTCCTCCAACGAGGTGCGCTGCGTGCGTCGGGGCGGTCACGTGAACACTGGCGGCTATGCCGGTCCCGTCTTCTTCCTCGCCTACGATTACGTCTCGCACGCGGCCTGGTACTGCGGCGCGACCCTTTATATGCTCCAGTAGGGGGTGAATCGGCGAAGCCGAGAGGGGGCCGCAGCCCCCTAATCCCCCAAAACCAAATGGCGCGTAAGCGCCGAAATTTTTCGCCAAAAATAGTCTCTGGCTATTTTTGCCAGAATCTTGCAATTTGCGGATTTCTGGAATGAGTCCTGCTATAATGTCATGCAACGGGATTGAGATGCGCCTTTACTGGCCGTTTGTCTTCCTGCGAACCTCGTGAACTCCAACGAGGTGCGCTGCGTGCGTCGGGGCGGTAACGTGAACAATGGCGGCAATGCCGGTGATGGACCAGACACGGGAAAAATGCATAGTGTCTGGTGAGCCGTCCATAACGAAATCGTCGAGTAGTTATGGATTATGAGCGCGGAATTAAACTGGGACTCCGTTTGCAACGGAAACCAGAACCGAAGGCCGGAAACGGTCAGGGGCAACGCATAGAGATTGAAATAACATCTCCACGAGGCCGCGCTACCGGACGATACAGGCTTAGGCTTGTGGTAAAAAGATATGCTGGACTGCGTTGTAATGATGCAGAGCTTGGGATAAAAAGCCCAGGGATAACACACGCCCGTCTACTTCAACGCCAACGATAACGTCTCGAACGCGAACTGGAACTACGGCGCGACCCTTACCTATACCAGCGCCCAGGCGTGGCCGCTGATGCGACACCCACGCCTGGGAGGATACCCAGGAGACGAGGATTATTCATGCGCATCCTCTTCCGTGGTTGGAAACAACCGAAATACTCCCGCTGGAGCGGCTTAGTAAAGAACTGAAACGCCGTAAGGGAAAAAGGCATGAAACGAGTTGGCAATCTGTGGGATGGTTTCGCTTCGCTGGCCAATGCGGAGCTTGCGGTGTACAACGGTACGCAGAACAAGCGCACCGACTTTGTTGTGCGCAGGAAGCTGGGATACCATGACGATCTCCCGGATCACCAGGGCAAGCTGGATCCGAAGAAGGTAAAGCGTTATGCCCAGCACCGCGTGGATGATCTCTGCGCCGGGTGGCATCCGTCACCCATGCGCCACCTGATCGTAAAGCCAACCTATGGGAAGAAGCGCACAATAGACTGCCCTTGCCTTGCCGACCACATCATACACTGGATGCTCATACAGACCATACATGATATCATCATGCGCGGGATGTATGAGCATTCCTATGGCTCCATCCCGAAGCGTGGCATTGACGCCGCTCGGAAGTCTGTGGAGAAGTGGGTGCGCCAGGATACAAAGGCGAAATACTTTGTGAAGCTGGACATCCGCAAATTCTATGAGCACATCGACCATGAGCTGTTGAAAGCTGCCTTCCGGTGCGTCATCAAGGATCCCCGTCTGTTGGAAGTGACGGACAGCGTCATCGAATGCATTCCGGCGGGTGTGCCCATAGGGACATACACAAGTCAATGGTTCGCCAACTTCTTCCTGCAGCCGTTGGATCACCATATCAAGCAGGATATGTGCAAACTCCGGCGCGGGAAGCGCACAAACTGGGTGACGCATTATCTCCGCTACATGGATGATCTGCTGCTGATAGGAACCAGCAAGCGCGACCTTGAAAAGGCCGTGCGCGAGATTATCCGCTTCTGTGCTGCGGAGCTAAAGCTGGAAATCAAGGATTGCTGGGAGATTAGGCGTATCGCCGCCGATTCAAAAGACATTGGTCCCGGTATCGCGCCGGTGGACATCGTCGGATATCGTTTTTATCGTGATCACACTGAAGTTCGTGGAAGCATCTTTTTACACACATCGAGACTGGCAACGAAAATTGAAAAGCGGCTGCGGGAACGAGGGGAGGTGTTATTGATGGATGCCGAGGGCGTTGTAAGCCTGTGCGGATGGTTCCAGCACGCTGACAGCAAGCATTTTGTGGAAAACTACATCAAGCCCAGAATAGACATAAAATTCATGAGAGAGGTGGTTTCGTATGCGAGTAAGAACGGAATTGTCGGAGATGCCTCCGTCCTATACTGTCACCAACGACGCGGGGACGGCCCGTATCAGGTTTTACGAGGATGTTCAAGAGGTGCAGCGCGAAGACGGTGTTGCCTACACAGCGATGATGTGGGAGATGTCTTGTCCCTGGCAGGCGAACTTGAACCAGAGGATCCGGCGCGACCCGGAGCTGTGGAGGGCGAAGGTTAAGGCCGTCACCGCCGCCGAGGAATCCGCCGCACGTCTGGAAGATCTGAAGGTCACGGCCACCGATGACGCCATCTGTGATCTGGCTGACATCGTTGCCGATCTGACCGACGCCGTCACGGAGCTGGCGGCACTCATTGCGTAAAGGAGGAAAGCCCCATGGTGAATCTGTATGTGAAGCTCATCCGGCTGGGCCGGAAGACCATCGATGATGTTCCCGAGCTCTGGCGCGATGCCGTGATCGCTGCCCTGGAAGAGCAGTAAGGAGCGGCCCCATGAGTTACTTGCGTGTGATCGAGCGCCTCGAAAATATGCTGAGAATGGCATTAGAGATTATCGACGAACAATCAACACTACTCGCCCAGCACGGAATAGATACCGACGGCGGCAAACTTGAAGCCGCTGAACAGCAGTTCCGAGAAGACATGGAGCGGTGGATGTAATTATCGACGGAAAGAGCGTCGGCGTTATGCCGGCGCTTTTTCTATGCCAAAAAGGAGGGAACCACCATGACGTTTGAGCGCGAATGCGATGCCCCGGAGAACTGGAAGACCGATGTGATCCTCAAGCGCAATGCCGCCGGGGATGTCGTGGAGATTGACGTGCCCGACGATACCGAGGAGGTGACGGAAGATGCTGGCAACGATAAAGCACAATGACAACAGCGCCTTGGTGAACGTCGCCAAGTACCTGACCGGCTACTCCGAGCGTGGAGAAGCCAGCAGCACCTTTGATGCGACATTCGTTTCTTTCGTGTGCAGCTGGCAGGGCAAGCACAATCTGACCGCCGATGGTGTGATCGGCCCCAAGACCTGGGCGAAGATCGCGGATACCGCTCCGACGTGCTCCACGTCGAAGAACAAGAAGAGCGCCGCCACCTGTGCGGTGCAGCTGTTGATCGGTGAGCTGACCGTGGACGGCGTCTATGGCTCCGGCACCAAGAAGGCCGTTGCCGCATTTCAGTCCGCGAAGAAGCTGACCGCCGATGGTGTCTGTGGCCCCAAGACCTGGGCGGCTCTGATCGGAACGAGCGCCAAGACCTCCTCCGGCACCGGCGCAGGCCAGACCACCACCGGCGGCAAGACCATCAACAAGTGCGTCCATTACCTCCAGTGGGATTCCCGCTGGAAGAGCAAGAAGTACAGCACCCACACCAGTAGCCAGACCATCGGCAACAGCGGATGCGGCCCCAGCTCCATGGCCATGATCATGGCCACCTTCATCGACAAGGACATCACCCCGGTGGAGATGTGCAAGCTCTCCGTTGACAACGGCTTCCGCACGTACAACAGCGGCACGTCCTGGGGCTTCTATGAGTTTGTATTCAAGAAGTACAAGGGCTTCAAGAAGTTCATCAAGACCACCAGCATTCCGACGCTGAAAGCGGCGCTTGCCGACGGTGCGCTTGCCGTGTGTTCCATGAACAGCAACGACGGCCACTTCTGGACGTCCGGCGGACACTTCATCGTCGCCATCGGCTTCGATGACGCCGGGTACATCTACGCCAACGACCCCAACAAGAAGGAATGCCCCAGGAAGCAGAAGCAGGACAAGTTCAAATCCTGTTTGAAGCAGGCGTTCATCTTCTGGCCGGAAACCGGGGAGGATGCCTGATGGATACCAGTAAAGCCATTCAGATTGCGGTGGCAAAAGCCGACCTGTTTATCTGCTCCGCGCTTCGCTGGCTGGCCATGGTCGTTCCTCTGACCATTTTCTTTCTGGCTGTGCTGCTCATCGTGTGGGCGAACAGGCCGGATCCGTATCTGATCGACTATGACGCCCCTGGAGTAGACATCACCAGCGAAGGGCCGGATGACGGGGATCCTTGGTATGAGATGGGAGGTGAGACCGATGCAGATTCAGACGCTCACCTTTGAACAGCTGGTGGTGGCTATCGCCGTGATCCTGTTGCTGATCGACATCTACAACAAGATCATGACGGCGATTAAAAACGCCAGGGAAGAAAAGAAGCGGAGGAGCCAACCTGTGAACACGCTGGAGGATACCGTGAAGGACCATACCGAGAAGCTGAAAAACGACCATGAACGGTTGAACGAGCTGGAGGAAAGCAACAGGATCATCATGAGAGCGCTTATGCCTCTGCTGTCGCATGAGATCAGCGGCAACTCTGATGATAAGCTGAAAGCCAGTCTTGAAGAGATCCAAAAACACTTGATTGAGAAGTAGACCGGACATGCCGTGTCCGGTTGAATACGTGCAAGTGTAGTTATACGAAATGATGCAATTTTAGCAGATTTCTACTGATTTTCACTGATTTCTACTGACTCTGAAAGGAGAATCGCCATGAAGAAGTTTATTGCCATTCTGCTGACCGCCATGCTCCTTACCGTGATCTGCCTGTCCTGTCTGGCCGAGACCGCCGCCGAGCCTGCCCCCAGCGCCCCCATGATCGACCTCACCGGCCTGGTCGTGTCTATCGTCGTGCTGATCGGTGAAGTGATTCTGGCGTGGCTGCTCAAAGCAGTCATCCCTCCCGCGAAGAAATGGCTGGAATCTCATACTACGAAAAACCAGCAGACCGTGATCTGGAATGTCGTGAAGCGCCTTGTGGAAGCCGCAGAACAGATAATCACCGGCGAGGGCAAGGGCGACGAGAAGCTGGCCTATGTTGAATCCTGGCTCAAAAAGTACGGCTATGACATTGACAGGTTTGTGATCGAGGCAGCGGTGAAGGAGATGAACGACAGACAGCTCACCGTTGTCGCTGAAGAACTGGAAATCCCTGACGATGGATGCCAGGGCAAGGATTACTGCGAGATTGAATAGAGCACACCCCCGCCACGCACGGCGGGGGCTTCTTTTTGTTTTTGGCTACTGCTGCGCCTTGTGAATGATGGTCAGGATCTTCTCTTGCTCTTCCTGGCTGACCCCGATGCTTTCCAGAGCCTGACGGGTGCCGCAGTCAGGGCAGATCAGCGTCTCGTTGTCCAGGCGCGAGAGCGCCGGCGCTTCTGAGTAGGTTGCTCCGCAGATCGGGCATTGCCTCGGCTGTTTGTTCTCGTTCTTCATTGGTACACCTCCATCGCGCTGGCCTGCAGCGCCTCGGTCAGTCGCCTGTTGTCGAATCCGAATGCGTCATATCCCTGGCGGCAGACGTTTACGTAGTGGTCGGAGGGGAGGCCGTATGGCCTGTCCTCCTGCATGATGTAGACGAACACCGTGCGCTCCCTGACCTTCCCGGTTCTGATGCCCTTGACGGGCAGCTTCATCTCCTCCTTGTAGTAGAAGCGCGGGAAGCCCTCGTAGTGGTCAAGGGCGCGTTCGTCGTTCTCCGTGACCTCCCACACGGCCACCGGCACGATGCCGCCATCGTGCGGTTCGATGGTGAGGTATGCGCCGGTCTTGCTCCCTTTGAACATGAGCCGGTAACCCTCCAATGCGCTGACGCCGATGACCCGCGCCGACGGGCAGCGCATCCGCATTTGCTGAATGTTGAGGTTGCTCCCGTAGGCGATGTAATACCGCCTCTTGGTGTCGCGGATCCGTCCGTATGCCATTTCGTATCTTGCCATGGTTTCTACCGTCCTTTCCGAAGGGCTTACCCTTCTACCACCGAAAGCCCGCCGTGCGGGGCGGGAGCCGGTGGCAGGAGGCTAAGTCCTCCGTGTGGCCGTCAGGCGGCTGTCCTGCCGTGTCTGAAGGCCGTGTCGCCGTCCAGGTGGCGGGTCAGGAAATCCCGTGCAGTGGCGAATTCCTCGCCGATGAAGCCCAGCCGGAGGAGCCAGGTGCGCATCGCGTACTTCGGGTTCTCGGTCTGCTGGGGCTTTGGGCTGGCGCTCTTGGCGTCCTTCGCCATCTGGCTGAGTGCGAGGCAAAGCTGGATGAAGCTCTTGAGCTGGCCTGCGTGGATGCCATTCTGCCGTTCTCCCTCGGGTGCGTCGAACTGGAAGAGCCGGAACTCGATGGTGCCCTTGGTGAAGGTGGCGTGGTAGTTGAGCATGTTATGTTCATCTCAACATAATATGCTTTATGTTCAGTAAGTTTTTATGCTGAGTTTTCGCCCAAAACCTCCATAGTATAGCGGGAAAAATTTAAATCACAGACTGTTTTTCTCCACATAA